CCTAGTGACTTGTTCCATTCTGCCCAACCTTTTTCCCATTCACCTTTAGCTAAGTAACTATGAGCTAAATTTAATTGTGCGTTTAATTCATTAGGGTCACATTCTAAAGCCATCTTTGCAGACTTCTCTGCATCATCCCATCTTGACATCTGAACAAGTGAAGCTGAAGCATTAGCATAAGCTAGTGCATAGCTATGGTCTAGCTCTGCTGACTTTAAGAAGTATTTAATAGCATCTTCAAACATATCCATTTCGTGACATGCACGACCTAGAGAAGTCCATAATGCTTTATTGCCTGGTTGTTCTTGTAATGCTCTACGGAAGTATTGGTAAGCAAATGCAGGCTTATCACCCATTAACCAAATGTAACCTAAGAAGTTTAATGTAGCTGCATCATTAGGATATATCATTAACACTTCGTTAATAAGAGGCATTGCTACATCATACTGTTCCTTTTGTATAAGGTCATGTATGGCTAATTGTACTTGCTTTAATTCGTCTTTATCCACGCTTTGTAGTCAACTTGAGATATGGATAGTTTTCGTTTATTTCTTTTATGAGTTCTTTTGTTTGGTGTGGGTTATACATATCTATACCCTTTTGCTTTAACTGCATTTCCACTACAGGTGGAATACTAGCAAAGTGCGCCCATTCTTCTTTAACACCTTTATCCCATATTGCAGGGTTATCTCTTGCTTCTTTAATCTTGTCTAACATGCCACTCAAGTCTTGAGTAGAGGTTAGGTAGTATGTATCTTTAGCTGGGTCATAGTCAAAGTACTGACTTACACCTGTTACGCTATTGTGGTCAAATAATATTGGCATAATAAAAATACAACAGAGGGAAAATTAATTCCCTCCATTATATCATATCTAATTACTAAGCACCTACGTTTTGAATCTTAGCATGTGCATCTGGGTTTTGAACCACAAGTGCGTACTCTGCTGTTAAGAGCCATTTTGTTGAGTCACCAGTCTTAGCAAGTTCTTCTTTGCTTAAAGGTCTGAGTGAAGCTAAACCAACATAGCCTGGGTCAATACATAGAACTGCTTGGTCACGCATGAAACGGTCAAGTTTCACAGTATGGTTACCGAAGTCAGAAACGTAAACGTCTGCTGCACCAGTAATTGAAGCCTGTGCTTTAACTTGTACGTCTACAAACTTAGTAGCAATACCAGCAAAGCCAGAGAAACGTGACTTGTTAGTAGCTGACATAAGAATTGTTGATGGCTCGCCACCGTCTGTCCAAGCTAATTGTAAAGCTGACTTTAAGTCTGCTTCAATGAATGTTACTGAAGTACCGTCTGTAGGAGCTGCTACTGTACCGTTTACGAAGCCAGGTGTTGTACCTGCTGTAGAACCTGTAGCAATTACTCGGTTAGTAATCCAAGATTCAATACCTGCTGATGTACGAGCTGTTGCTGGTCCACCTGCTGATGATGCTTGGTTACGTACTAAAGCAAACTCCATGTCACGTTTCATTTCTTTACCAGCTTTCATAAGTTGGTAAGCAACTTCAGACTTACGACCATACTTACGTACTACGTCATATGTGTTTGAAATTTGAACTGTTTTGCGTGAGATTTGAGTATAGTTGCCTAATACTGTTGTTGCTGCTAATGTTGAGAATGAAGCGTCATCACCTTCAACTGAAGCGTTAGTAGCTGCTGCTGCTAATGCGTCTGTTTGCCATTGATGGTAAGTTTGACCTGCTGACATTCTTTTTGCCATTGATAACAATGGTGTGTCTTCTGGAGAAATATCAAAAATGATATCTTCAAATGACTCTGCTATACCTTTACCGGTATAACTATTGGTTGCTGATGTTGCCATGATTATGGTTTCCTTTGTAAATTAAAGCATGTTTTCTATAAGTTTTTGAGCTGCATCTGACTTACCTGTTTTACGTAATGACTCACGTAATTGACGGTGGTTAGAGTTAGCTTCCGCTTTGGTATCTTTAGAGCCAGGTTTCACCACTGGTTTAGCGTTTGATACCTTTTTCTTCACAACTGAATTTTGTTGTAGTTTGCGCCATTGCATAGCGTCATGCAATACCTTTACGTGACGAGGGTCAACAATTGAGTTGAGTTCGGCATCTGAAAAACCATAATCCTTGCCAGTAGATAACAATGCTTGGTTAGTCTCAGGACTCCAATTTGGTATCTCTTTTGCTAGAATTTCTTTTCCTTTTGCTATCTTCTCAGACATCAATTGCGTTTGCTTCTGAACGACTTGTTGCTTTTTGGCTTCAAACTGTGAAACAAGTTGACTACGTTCTTGCTGTAGTTGGTTGTATGTAAAGAAAAGTTTTTGTGCTTCCACAAAGTCATTATCAGACAATTGTTGCCAATTCACGTTTGCATATTGGTTTAATTGTTGGTCTAATGATGTGATTTTTGCTACATCTTCAATTAAGACATTGTTAAGTTGCATTTGCTCTTGAAAGGCTTGCTCTTGAGCTTTTATACTCTCAGCATAGGCTTCTAGCTCTTTACGTTGTTCTGCTACTTGTTGTGTCTTTTGCGTGTAGTCTAAGCCTTGTTGTGCTAATGCTACGACTTCGTCTAGTGGCTTCTCAACATCTTCACCATTAACCTTTAGTTTAAGGAGAGCAGGAACTTCATCTTCCGACTGTTCTTCTTCCTCAGCTTGGTCATCTGGGTTATCATCTGTTGCTTCTTCTGATTCTACTTCTTCAGTAGCTTCAGCCTCAGCCTCTAGTGGTGTTTGTTCTTCTTCTTCGTCTTGAGGTTCAGGTGGTTTAACATCTGACTCAACACTATCACCTAGCATAGCCTCTAATCGGCTGTGTGGTGACTGTTCTGCGACTTGGTCACTCATAGTTTTATTTCCTTGAAATTAGACAATAAAAAAACCTACCGAAGTAGGCTTTAAGTGGGCTTGTCCTTACCCAAATATCTTAAACTTAGGTCTGTCCGTTTGGATAGCTGCTAACTTACCTGTTTGCATAACGTCAGTAAGTTGCTTGTTTATTTGGTTTAGTAGTTGTAGTGCGATAACTAATTTGTTATGTGTCTTCTCATCACCTAGTGGACTGTTAGCCATACTAGCAATAAGACTTTCACGAACCTTATCCATAGCTTCTTTGTAGATAGGGTTATCTAATATCTGTGTTGCTTGTTCACCACGTTTAACTTCTTCTAGTGACTTATCCGCCATATATCATTCCTGATTGTGCTTTGATTTGTGCGATAGCTAAATCTGTCTCTGCTTTAAGTTGAGCTTTAAATCTTTCTAATTCAGCTTGTGCTGCTATCTTCTCACGTTCAATTATAACATCATTCTGTGAACGTACTTGCTCTTGTTGTAATTGTGCTTGAGCTTTTTGTTGTTCAATCTGTAACTGACCTTGCACCATAATCTCTGCTTCAGAAGGTTTATTAGGTTGACCTTCTTGCTCAGGTGTATTAGCTGGATTAACCCAGAACTCTTCAGGGTTCTTAAAGCCTGCATTCTGTGTAAGTTTAGCAAGTGCGTTGTATATCTTTTCAGGGTTAGTTAAGCCAACAGCAATAGCTTCTTTTTGCATATTCAAGATAGATGTTAAGTGAACCAATTGTTGGTCTTTGTTACCAGCACCTAAGCCTACAGAGATAGATAAGTCTTTACGAGCTTTCCATTCTCTAGGGTCTACTTCTACCCATTTGTTACGTAGACGAATAATGTCTGGTTTAGTAAGTGTTGTTCTCACTAAGTAATGCACAAGTTTAAATAACTCTTTTACACCTGTCTCAGCGAATGTTCTAGCTACTAACTCGATACGTTGTTGAGACGCATTCATAATCTGTGCTACACCGGTAGCTGTCTTGTTAAGACTGTTAGCATCTAAGCCTTGATTGTAAGCTGTGATACCTGTTCTCTTTTCTTTCATAGAGTCCATGTATTCAACCATACCGAATGATGATGCTGGTAGTGGTGGATGTGATAAAGGCATAATACCTGAACCTGGGTCACCTTCTACACGAACAATACCACCTGGACGTGATGTAAGCATATCGTCTAGGTTTACTCTATCTGAGATAGCATAACGACCATTGTTAGCTAGATACATATTATCTAACTGACCACGAATAAGGGTAGACTTAATTAACTGAATGTCCATAGTCAAGTCAGCATAAGAACGACCAATATGTCTATGTGGCATTATCATAGGTGTGATACATGCGAAAGGTACATACTCACATTTCTCTTTATAAAGAACTGTGTTACCTAATACGACTACTCTATATCTTTCACCATCTAACTTAATGTATGTGTCTTTAACGAGTGCTTCTTGTGACTCAATAGCTCTATCATATTCTTCATCATAAATATCACGAGCATTAGACTCTTCTTCAAAAGTGTCTCGTAGGTCTGACATAATAGACTTGATGTATTCTAATGGCTTGTCAAACGTTTCAGCAATGTCAGCTAACTGCATAACTTCTCTGTGTTGAACAAACTTAGCATCTTGTAGGTTAGGACCATTAACTTCTACAGAAATCATCATGTTTTCTGGAGCTACGTTCTCAATATGAATCTCTGTTTCTTTTTCTGTAACCTTGAGCTTAACGTCATGTAACATAGGTTGCATGATAGTCATTGGGTCAACACCGTTCATGGCTGCTTGCTGATATAGAATATCCATGTTGACAGATGGGTCAGCATAAGCAGTATGTTCTAATACTTCTGTCTTCTCATCTGAAGCCAACATTTGTAGTTGTGCGTCAGTAAGTCCTTTGTACTCGTATTCTTCTACTTCTTCCTCTTCTTCAGAGTAAACCTTTACATATCCGTTCTTAGATAGTAATGCGTCTTTAAACCATACATAGAATACTTTAAACCCTTCGTTCTTTTCCATAACGACATGGTTTACATAATCTGTTTCTTGGTCTGCTGCTTCTTGGTCTTCAGGACCTTTAGGGTCAAACTGAACAACCTTATCACCAGCTACGAATACTTTAAGTAATTGTGGTAATGCTGACTCAATAGTATCTTGAACGTCATACGATACAACTTGTGAACGACCTTCTTCTTCGTTACCGAATGGTTGTCCTAGGTAGTAGTCAATCGCTTCTGCTCTATCATTAGACAATGCACTATCATTTACACCATAGGCTATATTCTCTTGCGCCTCTATCTGTGCAATTATTTCCATGTCTTCTATATTCATCAAACAATTCCTCTATTTGTATATTGTATTTTCTCTTTGCTCCATGACTCGTTCTTCATAGACTCAATAGAGGTACATAAATATCTGAACGCATCTGCTCCATGGCTGTATTCGTCATGTAGTGGCGCACCAGGTTCGTTAGTTGCAGAGTTTATACTTCTGCGATAATTCTTTAAACATTCAACAAGTCTTTGTGCTGACTTATCAAAGTATATACGGTGGAAGTTCATACGTGCTAACTTAATACCAGACTCTATGTCTGCTTTAGGCACGATACGTATATCCCATCCTAACTTCTTCATAATCTCTTCTGCTGATATACCATGCTTAAAGTCTTTAGACTGTCCGTCATGTGGTAAGAACATTGTACCCCAGTTATAGGATAAGTTCTTTAGTTGTGCAGAATAACTATCTAATGTTCTGTGGTCATCTTCTATATAACCAATGATGCGTAAGTCTGATATACCTTTTTGGCATAGGATAACTGACATGCTGTCGTTCCATCCTAAGTCCATAACTACATGAACCTTCATCATAGGGTCATAAGGTACAGTTGTTATACGACCACCTTCTTGTGCTTCACGTATCTCGTTAGAGTATATAGCACCATCTACAGCAGCCTTACAATCACCTTCCCAGATGTTTGCATAGTCAGGGTTAGTCTTCTCGCTATGTAGACGTTCTATCTCTAGGACTTCAGGGAACCAAGGATTGTCAGTATAGTTTACTTTAACAACCTTAGCGTTCTCTGGTGGATTAACCACGAACCTAGTATATGTATCGTCTGTATCTATGTTAGGGTTAAATGATACCCATATCTCTGAATTAGGTTTACGTATTGTAGGTATTAAAATGTCCCATGACTTCTTACTAACAGTCTGAGCTTCTTCTACCCATACGCAATCCACACCTTCGTATGACTTTATTGACTCAACTGTATTATTTGCTAATCCTGTAAATACAAATAAACTACCATTGAGACCTCTAATCTCAGCTTCTAGAACTTCATAGAAAGCTCCTAGACCTAATGCTTGTATCTGGTCTGTTAATAATTGATGCACAGACTGACGGATACTGCGTTGTATTTCTCTGGCA